CCACAGTATTTTCCAAGGCTTCAAATTGATGATACTCAGTTGGAGCAACTTTGGTGTAATCACCTGGGCCCAACACAGTTTCGTCCACTAGGTCGTAATCGTTTTTCCAAACACGCACAATAAGTGTTCCGGAAATAACATAAAACCCGTTCCACTTAAACTGATGACGATGTTTGCTGCAGGTGCCACCTTTGTCAATATCAATTCTATGAAACTCAAGTACACCGTTGGCTTCAAGAAGCTCGGTTTGTCCCCATACTTTGCCTGCTTTCATTATTTCTCCTGTCAGATATCGTAGTTAGTATTTTACAGTGTTTCACGCAATTTATCAAGACCGTGGCTATAGTCAAGTTTGGCCTTACGACGCACACGATTTAACACAACATCATTGTGAGCAAATCTTGGCATAAGTGTGTTGTGTAGATTTTTTATACCATTATTTTGAACCAACTGTATCAATTTACTCAATGATGCGAAACTTGCTTGTAATCGTTGTTGATGATCTTGTATGTTGTCATAACTATGATCAACTAGATCGTCAAACACATCAAATCCCATGTTTCGTATACATTCAACAAAGTTTGGCACTGTAATCCAAACTGGTATTTGATACCAAGCAAATACCTTGAACGTTTTTTCAGTTACGAACAGTGTATCATATCCAAATTCACCATCGTGATATGTTTGATCGCTGGTTTCGGCCACAACATTGATCAAACAATCAAACACTCTTGAATCGGTTAATAAATGATAATCGTTGCCGTGTGAGTGAGTGCCATCAAGCAAGATTGGTACCTGGCATTGTAGTTCATTGTCATAATAACAATAGTTCAACAGCGATCCATATGAAATCACTGGGTTTAGATATTGATAACATTCTAATATATGTTTGCAAATTCCCTTGCGTGTCGGACTAGGTCTTCGCATCAAACATACCAGCATAGATGATCTTGATGCTTGGTTCCAATCAATATTCAAAGATCTTACGTGATCCAAAAATCCACAGTGATTAACCATGTGCCCGGGCACCATTGCACTGTCATCGCTCTGCTGATTATCACAAACATTGCCAATCCAGCGATGCCTGTCAGGATTGATCCATTTGAATTGCTGACTTGCTAGTGCGTAATCACTGCGTCCATGGCCTTCATACAGGCTATCAAATAAAATAAGTTTTGTATTGATATCATTGTACAGTTCTGGTTGCCGTGATAATTGCGCAGTTATGTCTGAATTGAGATCAAGATCTCTTAGACTTTTACGGCTGTAATATCTTAAATTGATCCAAACAAAATCTTTGTCAATTTGGTATATTGGATCAGACAACAACATCTTCCATACCTGCTGTACGCAAACGTACAATATGTCCGGCCATCCACTGTTTGCTGTCTAGGCCTTTCATGATCCCCAGCCATTTGTTTCGCAGGAGAGCAACTTCATTGATAAGAGTTTCAAAATCAACCACTTCATCTTCGCCATCAACATACTTTTCTGCGTCACGGCTCGTGAGTGCTCTGGCATATCCTTCAAGATACTTTTGAAAATGTCGTCGACGAATCTTACGTAATTGAATGTTAAGGTAGTTGAGCACTGCTTCAATTTCCTGTAATTGATTAAAGCGGTGCTCAGTGATACCCGGTAACGCTGTGATATTTTTTTCTACTATGCCAGCAAGGCGTACCTCACGTTTGGCATCATTGAGTTCATTCTCATAGTGTGCAATAAAATCCGGGATAGCACTTAAATCTGCTACTACACGACTATACCACATAGGTTACCATGTATCGTCTTCTTCGTAATCTTCTTCTTCATCTTCTTCTTCGTCATCAAGATAAGTTTGAAGGGCTTTTTTAATTTCAGTTTCACCACGAAATGCTGTGCGAATATCATCAGCATCAATATCATTGTCAATGAGAACATTGATGTAGGTTTCAGCGGCTTCTTGGCGATCCATGTCGTTGATGTAGCGTTTTATTTCGCTCCAAAGTTCACTTGCTAGTTCTACAGACATTATTACTCCTCGTTATTGTTATCCGTGATACTTACCTCATTTGACTGATTTTTGAAATCTGTCATGACTCGATCCAGGCACCCATCTTCATTGCTTTCCCAGGCTTTACGAAACTGTTTGATTATTTCTCCATCGCTGGTAGTGAAAGCAAGTCGATTACCGTCCTTCTTTAGCATGCCTTTCTTTTCGGCCAAGTCAACCAGTCCCGAGTAAGGATTCATACCAGTTTCATAAGGGATCTTAACTTGTACGCCTTCGAATGGTTTGGCATAGCGTGTTTTCATAACTTTACATGCACTGCGAATACCCATGACATCTGAAATCTTGTTGCCATCTTCATCTTCTTTGAGTTTGAGTTTTTTCATGGCAACAACAATACTTGATGCATAGATAAAGCCTTGTCCACCGCTAATCTTGTCATCGGGATCAAACATGTCTTGTGATGCGTAAGTGTGATTGGTACACACTAATCCCACATTGTAACTTCCAAACATATTGACACAGTTACGAACCAATGCTGTCAGTGCTTTGGGTTTACGACCTAAATCGCCTTTCATTTCACCTGCATCAAATTGATTGACATCAGTTGGTGTCAGCAACATACCTAAACTGTCAATCACAAACATTACCTTGGGACGCTCACCATCAGGCAGGGCTTTGTAGTCACTCATAAACGTTGAGATAGTTTTGGCCACATCATCAATCATAGCCATACTCAGTTTGAGCAATTTGCTTTCACTGGTGTCAACCCCCAAGGCCTTGAGCCAATCTTCATCTAGAGCATTTTCACTGTCAATCAGTACAACAAAGATACCTTGTTCCTGTGCGTTTTTAATTATATTACCCGAGCAAATATATGATTTGCCTGCACCAGATTCACCGGCAAACACAGTGACTTTACCCAGTGGAATGCCTCTGTGGAAATCGCCCGATATTAGATAATTTAAGGCGTAGTTGCCTGTGCTGATCCAATCTGTGGGATCGTTGAACCCGATTGACAAGCCGTCAATACTCTTTGTAATTTCCTTGCGGAACTTTGATATATCAAATGGTTTAGGCATGTTTGTTCACTTTCAAATAATAATATTATAAGGTAATTAATCCGCGATGTCTATGATTGTAGTTGAAAAATCATCTTAACTTGTCCATTGACATAGTCTCTGGGGTTATAGATTTGAACCTTTAACTCAATCCCGTACTGTTCGGATAATACCTTTGCCTCGCGTTTGATAAAGTCTAACAGTGTTTCTTTGAGACGATTAAACGCAAAAAATTCTTGTCCCACACTCCAAAATATCTTGGCGTTGGGCGCCAACCAGTTTTTTAAATTTGGCGTGCGCCCAGATCTAGTAAATTGTTCTGTGGTTAGATAATTGACCATGCTGCTACATAATTTACAACTCAATGGTCTGTACAATATCAAGTTTGACACCGTACCAGTCAACGATGCATCAATTTCCGGCGATAGTATGGTTACCAAAGGTTCAACTATCGCCGGCGCATCATTTTCAATTATAGTTACGTTGGAATGCAGTCGTTTCCAGATCAAGGCCTGTGAATCATACACCACAGTGTGCCCTGGATTCATTGTGCGTAAAATATATTGATCCCAGATATCAGGCGTGGGTTCTACATGTCTAGTTGTAACCCACTGTACATATTTGTCACGATTATATCGCCAAAACTTGTAATACCCATAGAGCCCAAAGTTCCATTTGGATTCAAAATGATGATCAATTACTCTTTCCATAGCCAGAATCTTATGTTTCCGTGTGTGTACATAAAATCACTGCCAGCAAGTAATTTTCCATCTTCTGTTATGTTACTTAGAGGATTTGAGATTTTTAAACTCTGATTGGTATAATTTTTTACGCCAATATACTGCTCAACCCATTCAACCACAGCCTGATCAATGTCGTCACTGAGATTGCAGTAGCGACACTGGTCTTCGTTGTTCCAGTTCAAAAAATAACTTTGCACTGAAAAGTATCCACCATGACGACTTTTGTCATGCAGTTCTCTGATTGTATTTTCAAGTTTGTTTAAATTCAATTTACCAAACTCTAGATCATTGACAATAAAGAAATCAAAATCTTCATGATCAACAATACAGTGCTCTGCGGAATACAATTTTAGATCTGGACTAGAATATTCAACATGAAACTTCCAGTTGGGTCTACGACGCATGTACACTTTGAGTTTATAATCGCAGGCTATGTCATCGGCATCAAGAAATTTTAATTGCAGCGATTTCCAATTTGCAGTGGCAGTGTGCGATTTCATGTTATTCGAAACTCATCAATACAAGAACTATCTTGTAAAAATTCATCTAAACTCAAGACTATGTCTGTAGACAAAATATTGTGCTCGGTCCATTGAACTATTCTCTTTTGTGCTAACTGCAATTGAATTTTACTGTTTGATCCATAGCGGGCCACAATCGCATTGTTTACAGCTTGATCTATAGACAGGTAATAACCTTGATCAGCTTGTACTTTGGATAAAAACATACCGGCGACTTGCTCTAATTGAGACCTAGGATCTATACTTAAAACTCGAAAATTGCTGTTGAGTTTTTTAAAATCAAATTGTTCAAATCTATGAGCGCCAATGATCTGATTCGTGTCAAGCCAAGGTTTAATTGTTTCTGTATAGACTTTGACTTGTAAATCCCAAGGCATTTGATAAAAATCAAATTTTTTCAAATCACAAGGATATTCATTGCGAACACGACCCAACTCATCACGTTGATCTTCTTTCCCCAGGAGTTGAGCGATAATAGTATCACCCATACTTCCCGGGAAATAGTTTACCAACAGTGGTTTATTGCTTTTGCCGCGCACGAATCATTGCTAGAATGTCTTCGGCTTTGTTGGCTGATGCTGGTTTTTCAACTGGTGTTGAAGCAACTGCTGCTGCC